GTGCAAGCTCGCCAAGCAGCTCAAGCCGGAAGCGGTCGTGCTGAACGGCGACGTGCTCGACGGGGCACGAGTGAGCCGGCACGCGCGGATCATGTGGGAGAAGCTGCCCGAGCTGAAGGACGAGATCGCCGCCGTGCAGGATCGGTGCGCCGAGCTCGAGCGGGCGGCCGGCATGGCGCAGCTCATCCGCACGATCGGCAACCACGACGCCAGATTCGAGAACTACCTCAGCGCGCACGCGCCGGACCTCGAGGAAATGACCGGATCCACTTTGATCGACTACCTGCCGCGGTGGCGAGCCGGCTGGGCGTTGCACGTCAACCAGAGCAGCGATGCCTGGACGACGATCCGGCACCGGCCGGTGAGCGGCGGCGTGCACTCCGCGTACAACAGCACGCTGCGATCTGGCGTCCACTATGTGCACGGGCACCTGCACAAGCTCCAGGTGACACCCTGGGGCGATTACAGGGGCCGGCGCTACGGGGTGGACACTGGCACCCTCGCCGAGCCCGGCGGCCCTCAGTTCGGCTATACGGAGGCCGGGCCGCTCAACTGGGCGTCAGGCTTCGCCGTGCTAACCTTCCACGGCGGCAAGCTGCTGCAACCGGAGCTCGTCGTGGTGCACGACGGCGCGGCGTGGTTCCGCGGCAGGAAGGTTGGGACGTAAATGGGACGTGAATCAGGGGAAAAGCGGGTAACGGGGTCCATCGTAGTCCAAGGAAAATCAGCAACTTGCGGTTTTCGCACAGTTCTGTGTCATCCTCATAACCCGAAGGTCGCAGGTTCAAATCCTGCCCCCGCTACCAACTAAATCAACGACTTACGCCGGTTCGGACTGCTCCTGAAAATCCGACTGGGACGTAAATGGGACGTAAGTCGTTCGGTCAGTGCAGGCGCGTAGCCAGGCGCTCCGCCGCATTGACCAGGTGATCGACCGGCAGGTGGACGTAGTTGTCGATCATCGCCGGCGTCTTCCAGCCGCCCATGTCCTGCAGCGTCTTGCGATCGACCCCGTCCATCGCCGCCCAGCTCGCGAAGGTGTGCCTGATATCGTGGAACCGGAACCCCTCGGGTAACCCGGCGCGCTTCGTGTACCGGCGCCACTGGTGGAAGCAGGGCGGCTCAACCGGGAACACCCGGCTCTCGCCCGCCACCCGCGGCTGCTGCTCGAGGAGCGCTCGGGCGGCGCTGTTGATCGGGCAGACGATGAGATTCCCGGCCTTCGTGTCGATCGGCTGCACCCAGCAGACGCCGCGGGCGAGATCTACGCGATCCCAGGTCAACCCGAACACGTTCGACTTGCGCAGGCCGGTCATGAACGCAAACCCGACCGCCGCGCGCAGCTGGGGCGGCAGCACCTCGAGCAGCGCCTTCGCCTGGGCGGGGGTCGCGATCAGCATCTTGCTCGCCTCGCGCTTGTCACCGTAGGTGCGGAAGGTCGGCACCTGGTCGATCCACTCCCACTCCTTGCACGCGGTCGAGAGCACGCTGCGCAGCGTGATGACGTAGTTGTTGCGGGTGCCGTTGCTCGCCGGCGTGCCCTTGCGCGTGATGAGCCCCTCGATCTGCTCGGCCGCCCAGGCGCGGGTGATGTCGGTGAGGGCCATGCCCTCGGCACGCGCGCACCAGAAGGCGAGGTGGTGGGTGTAGTCGCGGATGGCGCCGTCGGTCTTGTGCTCGGCAAGCCAGCGCTCGGCCGCCTCGTTGAGCGAGCGCGGTTGCTTCTCGCCGAGCTTGGCCTGGCGCCAGAGCTGCGCCTTCAATTGGTCGTGCAGCTCCTGCGCTGCTTTGCGATCAGCAGTCTGAGCAGACTGCTTGAATCGCCGCCCGCCGGCGAGAGCGATGTCGATGTAGAACGTCTTGCCTCGTTTGAAGATGGACATGGTTTGCGGGGCTCCTGTTTGGTTGCTTCGAGAATCTCCGCGACGTTGACTCGGATCGCGGTGCCGAACCTGTAGGCCGGCACCTCGCCCCGGTCGACCAGCCGGCGGAGCGTCTTCACGCTAACACCGAGCTGCCCCGCCGCGTCAACCAGTGTTGTCAGCACTGGCTGTTGAGATTCTCGCAACACTTCAGGCATCCGTCAACTCGCCTCGCAGGAGCGGCAGGAAGTCCCCGAGCTTGAGCACGACCCGCCAGGGCTGGCCGTTCTGCCGGTAGGCCACGATGGGCACCTCTCCCGGCTGGCAGTGCTCCTCGATCTGCCGGCACCAGGCGGGCAGGGCGAGCGTCTCGCGGCGCTTCGCCTCGATACGGAACTTACCGACTTGGATGTCGTCGCCCGAATCGCGGGCCTGCCCCAGCTTCCTTTTCACGCCGAACCCAAGCTCGTCGCTCAGGATCTGCGCCAGCTCCCGCTCCGCCGCCGCTCCCTTGTTTCGTGACATCCGTCCGCCCATGCTCTGTGCTCCACTTGCTGCGCCAGGGATGCGCCTGGCCGGGTTTATCGATTCTCACGCGGATCTCTCCCCGCAAGCAGCGAGGCGTACCAGAGCAGCTTGCCCGCGTCGACCTTCGGGTCGTCTTTCATGCCCAGGCGCCAGTTGTACTTGGCAATCTGCCCGCGCAGGTACCCGCGCCACTCGTCTGGCGTCAGCTGCGCCTTGATCGCATCGATGCACTCGATGGCGCCGCGGTCGTAGTGCTGTGGCCGCTCGACGACGTCATATTCCTTGACGATCATGCAATCACCTCAAAACGGGATCGGGTCGTTGAAGTCGTGGTCGTAGGCCTCGGCCGGCGGCAGGTTCGACAGGTCGCGCTTGCCGCGCCGCGGCTTGCTCGCGACGACCTTGGCGTTGAACGTCGCCCGCATCGCCTCGACGATCGGCTCGGTCACGGTGCCGGCCGCCGACGCGGAGAGCTCCTTGCTCGAGTAGCCGCTAACGCCGTTGATGAACGTCTTGCCGGTCTCCCGGTGCCGGTACTCGATGTGCGCGACCCCGCCATCCACCGCCTCGCCGAAGGGCACGAGGTCGGGGATGAACAGGTGCTGCTCACAGGCGCTGCGCTGCTCACCCTTGTTGCGCACGGTGCCGTGAACGTCGCAATGCCATGCGCCGGCCGCAACGGGGGTCGCGTGGCAACAGGTGCGGCAGCTCACCTCGGCCACCTTCTGCTCGTGACAGACTGAGAAGAACGGGCACCCCTTGCACTGCCAGTGCGCCGGATCTTCGGAGAGCTTCGCCGGTGGGGTCTTCGAGTCAATGATGCGCCGGGCACGCTCCTGCATCGCCTTGAACGCGTCCTCGTCGAAGTGCACCCACTCGGTGTAGAGCTCGTCGTTGTCTTTGTTCACCGCGAGGTACATCGCGCGCTCGAGCTTCAGCAGCCCCATGTAGGACTGCATCTGCGCGTAGTGCTGCGGCTTGCTCTCGGCGACGCCGACCTTCTTGAGGTCTGTAAAGCTCTTCGCGCTGTGCGTCTTCACCTCGAGGATCGCCCAGGTCTTGGGCGCCTCGGGGAAGCCACGGCCGATACCGTCGACGCTGCCGCCGAAATGCCCCGACTCGTCACGGCACTCGATCTGCTTGTCGCCGTCGTGCGTGTGCAGATCGACGCCGATGCCTCGCAGCTCCTCGGCGACGACCGCCTCCTCGCGCTTGCCGCGGTCGAAGAGCCGCAGCATCCGGCCGTCCCAGCTGGGCGTCATCGCCCAGCGGAAAGACAGCCAGATGTGCCGATCGCACGCGTGGCCGATCAACGACGCCCCGAGGTGTTCCCGGTGTTCCTGCTTCTCTCGCGCACGCCATTTGACAATGGCCTCCCCGGTTGTGTGCTGCGAAGCAGGGACTTGCGCCATTATCGGCGCTCCCAGGGCCGCGCAGCCGGCTTCGCCGCAGGGGGAGATGCGGCGGCACCGGGCCGCGCGGCCTGGGCAGAAGGTTTCCCAGACGCACCGGCGATGCCGGCGTAGCCCATCACGCGATTGCGCGTCGGGTCTTTCCGGTCGATGTCGATTTCCGCCATCACGGGGATGTCGTGCAGCTGTTCAGTGTCGGTCAGGTTCGTGACGCCGGCCGCCAGGCACAGCTGCTGCAGCTGGCGCTTGGCGATATCCTCGGCGGTCTTGTTCGGGTTGCTGACGTTGAGCCGATCCCAGACGCGCCGGCCGCTGTGGTCGCCGTCGACCACCTGCAGCACGAGCTCGACGTACTGGCCGGTGCCGGCCTGCGTGCTCTTGAGATCGGACCCGATCACCATGACCTGGTAGAAGCCGCGCGGCAACGGGCTGCGCTCCGGCGCCGGCGGCGCAACGTGGTTCTGGGCGTCGAATTGAAATGAAGGCACTGTCGGTTCCTCAGTTTGACGTGATTGCGTTGACGAACGCCTCCCACGCGAGCGGGATGCTCTCGGGGAGTGCATAACGGTTTTTCGCCATGTAGGCCGGCCGCTCGCTCGTGTAGAGCAGGCGCTCGCCGGTGCTGATGCCGCGGCTGACTTCCTTGTTGAAGCCCACCTCGGCCTTCTTAATGAGCGTGCGGTAATTGGCGAACAGCACCGCATCGCACCACTCGCGCACCAGTGCGCTCGAGCGGGCCTGCAGCTTCGGCTGGTACCGATCGTAGGGCTCGGTCTCTGGCGAGTCGAAGCGCTTGATCTCGCAGTGCGCGATCAGCACCACGGCCATGCCCTGGTTGTTGCGCAGCGAGTTGAGCCCGTCCAGCACCTTGCGCCACTCTTCGGCGGCTATCATCGATCCTTTTCCGTACGCCAAATCCTTTGCGTCGTACTTTGCTTCGATGTCACGCCAGATCAGGGTTTCAAGCCAATCGAGCGAATCGATCACGACGGTTTGAAAACTGTGACCGGGTTCATGTAATGCCGCGATCGCATCCAGCACGTCGGCGGATTTCTGCGCGACCGGGAAGTGATCGACCTCGAGAGACCCGAGACCGTCCTCGGTCTGGATGAAGATCGGCGCGGGCGCGCCGGCGGCGAACGTCGACTTGCCGATACCCTCGACGCCATAGACCAGGACGCGCGGCGCCGACAGGGCGGTGTTCTTCTTGATCGACTTTAAGTCAAACGCCACTGGACACCTCCTCGACGACGATGTACGTCTTCGCGGGCTTCACCGTGATCGCGGGCGCGATCTGGCGCCAAAGATCCGGCCGATCGGTGCGGATCGCCTTGAGCAGCGACTCGTCCGCCTCGACCTTCGTCTTCACCGGCTTCTCAGGCCACGCGGCCGTGAGGGCCAGCAGCTTGTCGACGTCGGCCTTGTAGCTGAGCTTGCCGGTCGTCTTGAACTTCCAGCCGTTCGTCAGGATGGTCGACTGCGAGCCCTCTTCGAGGGCGGGCGCCAGCTTGAGCATGTCCTGCTCGATCTGCAGCCGGCGGGTGTTGGCTTCGTTTTCTGCACGCTTCGCGGCAAGCCAATCCGCGGCGAGTGTTTCGAGGTTCATTGGTTTGAGCTCCGTGGTGGGGGCGCGTTGGAAGATAGCAGCACGTTGAGAAGATCGCAACAGTTATGACAAAGGGCCGGATCAGACCGGCCGAATCCACAGCACCGGGGCGGCCGCCTTGACCGCGACGTTGGCCGACACCGCCGCGCCGGTAAACGGCACCAGGTTGAATCGCTCGTCGTCATAGCCGCGCTTCAACGTGCCGACCATATGGCCGTCGCTCTGGATCTCGATCACGCACAGCCGATCAATCATCGCCGCGACGCGTGGATCGAACGCGCCGGCAAAAATCACCCAGCCGTCTTGGTGCAGCTCAGGCGCGCGGATCTGGATCGCGAGTCCGTTTGCGGGCACGTCACGCGGGGCTGCAATTCGCCGAGGATTCTTTGATGTCAGCGGCGTCAGCACGCCGCGCGCGTCGACATATGCTTTGATCGGCAGATGCCGTGCGTCGTCGTCGATCTGAATGCCGGCCTGGGCAAGCACCTCGGTGACGGGGATCGTGAGCAGGCCGCTGATCCGGTTGGCCTCGTCGGCGGTCATTAC